TCGAGCAATTCCGTCGCAGCCTTCCGCGCACGCACATCAGCATCAAACGTCATATTCTCCCGATCGACGCCAATTTCCGCCCGGTGCGCTTCCGCACGGTTACGAGCCGCCGACGCTTCCGCCGCATTCGCAGTCGACACCAGAGTATTATTCTTCTGCCGATCAAGACCAAGCTTCGCATTAAATGCCATATTGTAATTATCGGCCGTTTGCGTTTCCGCCCGAATACGCTGCGCCTCAGCAACCATTTTATCAGTCGCCGCTTTGCTTTGCTCAATCTGCTGCATACCCTGAATCACATTAAAAGACGACGCAGCCGACGACAAACCCGCCGAAACCGCGTTCTGCACTTGCGGCATAGAACCAACCGGCGAAGACGCACCACCCTGAGAATACGCCAACATAGGATTTAAACCCGCTTTCTGCATATCCGCAGTCGCACGTTGATACGCCGTAGAACTCATCCTTTCCTGGAAATCCATTTGATCACGCCCCAGCGCCACGTTTGCATCATTAGCGTCCTTTGCGCCAAAATAATTCAACAACGCAGCACCACCCACAACGCCAAGAGTTAAGGGGTCCATCTTAGAAATGATCAATCATGCCAGGGACAGAGAACATAGGCAACGGACGCGCCGCCCGCACCTTAAAGACCGAATCAAAAATAATCTGCGCACCATTCGCAGCCGCACCGACCGCCAACACCCGCGACAACGGCGGCGTATCCGCAATAAAAGTGCTGTTCAAAACCGGCAACGCCGTAAACCGCTGCGCCGCATGCCACCCGTCCAACGTACCCGACGAAGTCGAACGGAACAAACCCGTAATCAGAGACGGCGAATAGCGATACTCCGCCCACCGCTCTTGATAACCAAAAACCGCCGAATCGTTGATCGAGCCATCACAATAAATTTCCTTATTCAGAATGGCCTGCTCCCCGAGCATAGCAAACGCAGGAAAATAATAATCGTACCGCGTAGAGCGGAACCAATGACGCCGCAGACCCTGCTGATAAGTTATATCCGCGCGCACATTCGCAAGGCCAATAACATAACCGTGTTCCACGAACGACGACGAGAAACCGTGACGCGCCACCGCCGTACCCATCGCCGCCAAATTACCAAGCGGCGTAGAACCCCCGGAGATACCCGTACCGGACGTTTGAGCAATCGGCGTTAGCAACAAAGGAGAAGAACCGCCACCGAGATACTCAGGACGCTGCAACCTAGCATCAGGACTGCGAACGCCAAAATGGGAAGCGATAATTTCCACATAACGCGAACCACCGCGCGCATCGCGCTCAAGCAAACGCTGAATCTGAAATGCCTGACGAATCTGATTTATCGTAGACGCAGTCGCCGCGCTCAAATCCGCGTAAAGACCTGTCGTAGTCGCGCCGGCTGCACCCCAATTCAAACCGCCTGCCGACGTACCACCACCGCCGACCGTAATATCAACACCATCCGTATCAATGGGGCGAATCGTCCCAGTACCACCACGCATAGAAATCGCAGCACCAGTCGAATACACAGGCGCCGACGTACCAATCGGCAAACTCACCGGAGTCCCACCTTTCTGAGGCCACGGAAGCGCAGTAGTGAAATAATCAGGCCGCTTCCCACGACGCTGCAAAACATACGCCGTAGAGGGTTCGCTAGCATCACCGCTCGCAACATACGGCGGATTCTGCAAATTCTCATCGCGAAACCAATGATACCAAATCAAGTTATACGCCCGCAGCGGCATCGCATTAACAGCCACCGCCGCCGCACCACCAACCTGCCCGACCGTCGGCAACCCAAAATAATCATACACACTGCCGACGGCAAACCCGCCGGTAGGAGAGATCACCGTCGGCACGACATACGAAATACTATCGCCCGGCGTAACCTGCTCACCCATGAACTTAACCCAATTCGACCAAACCAGCCGATTAGGCACATAAAAGAAAAACGTATCCAAATGGATATTATCCATCAGCGGGAAAATAGGCGTAGCGAGACGCGCAAACGCCGTCATCGAAACCGAGAAACTATCCCCCGGCAAGACTTCCTCACAAAACACCGGCACCAAATACCCAGCATCGAACGTGGTCTTATGCGTGAAATCAATATTAAACGACGCACGCGGAATATCAGGCCGCGGAGTCATCGCAAATTGATGAGCCGACACAGATTTATTGCGAAACATCACAGATCCCTTTTCAAATTACGGACTTTCGCCAAGTGGACTTTCTCACGCACCTGCCGGCGGTCGTCCGTATTATCCGCAGATGCAGCACGAGCGCGCTTTTCGCGCTCAAACTCTATAGCCTCAAGATCAACACCGCCACGCCTAGCGCGACGATCATAAAATCGAGGAACTTGTCTCCTGACACCGCCAGCAACGACACTATCCAGAGGGTAAACGTCACCCCCAAACTTATCGAGCCAAGCAGCGCCAACACCAGGACGAAGCGACATACGAGCAAATTCAGGGGTCCTGAAATGAACTTCGCCGTCACTGTCCACAACAGAATAAGCAGTTTTGGCATCATCACCAAGCACTTTCTTCATTATGTAACGAGCACAATACGAAGCCGTTTCACGAACAAGGGGTTGAACCGACACAATCCCCTTACCCCACAAACGCGACAAAACCGCAGACGTAAAAAAAACCTGCCCGGACTTTGAAGTACCGACAGGTTCCTTATCTGCAAAATCCAAATTAAACAAGCATGCGTGAAAATGCGGGCGACCACGAGCTTCTCCATACTCGCCACACATATAAAAACGAATTTCACGCGGCGCAAATTCAAAACGAAGCCGCTTCATAAACAACTGAAAATCCCGATAATCTAAAGAGCCATAGGCAGGTAAATTCCCTTCCGCATATGTAAGGGTAACAAAACAATTCTCGGGCCACATTGACGCCTCATGCATGACGCGCAACTCCCAATCGGAAGCCCGCCGCATACGGCAGCCAATACATTGACCGCACGGCAATTCGATATCGCCGATAATGTCATGACGCCCTAACTCCTGAAAAACAACCCCCGTCGGCGTGCGAAACGCTTTCAGGGGATGATAACAAGCCACGCCAGCACCTACAGACGAATACCACCACGCTGAGAACCTTTGATGTTCACCAGCTTAGTCTGAGAAACACCACGACGAAACTTCGCAGCACTCTTAAACTTATTAACGGGCACGCGCTTCATACAAAAATCCTCCAAGGTTAAACGGGGGGAACCCCCGGACCCCCATTAGACAGCAACCAGGGGCCGCTGTCACTAGGACCAGTTAACTACAAGGGAACACTGGTCCTTGCCTTGCCAGGGGGCAAGATGAGCCCGGGCTAACCGGGCTCGAATAGAGGTGTAGGGGCTTCGCCCCTGCCGGCATAGCCGGCACACCCCAACACGGCCAACAATAAAGCAGCCGAAACGCACGCGCGCACGAAACGCGCGCACGCGCGCTCGACTACTTCTTAGTAGCCGTACCGGACTTGGACGACTCGCCCAAGTCCAACACAGACTGCGAACGAATCGCAGCCACCTCCTTATCAATAGCAGAGCACAACGCATCCTGCTCCGCCTGAGTCAAAACACCACGCTTCAGCATCGAAGCGTAACCAGCACGCTGACGCGTCAGCGCAACAACACGCTTTGCCAAATCAAGCGAACTCATAATCACGACTCCTTACGAACGTCTTTACCACGCACCAACACACGGGGATCATTCTTAAACTCACCCGTATCCTCATCGAACTCAGCCAACGAATGCAGAATGTAATCGTCCGAATGCCGATACATAGGATTATCCTCGGCCACACGGTTGACCTCATCCGTAAACGAGCGGACGGCCATTTGTGCCGTAGGCACGAAGAAGGGCCGCATATACGCCGACATTGCCGTATCGAACACGGCCACAACGAGAGACTTTGCCATTCTAGAAACTCCTAAAAGTGGACACGTCGTCCACAAACAAATAATATCACAACACCACAAACAAAACATCCCCCAAATGGGGGATGTATGCAACTACAGTACCAAAACGCTACGGCGTTTCACGTGAAACAACCGCAACAACCGGCGTACCATCACGCGCCACTTCCGCGGGCTTCGGAATCAAACCCAACTTAATGGCCTCTTCGCGATTACCAACATCCTCAACGAACGCAATCAACGCCGCCGGATCATGACCGAAACGAGCACGCGTAGCAGCCGGCACCTGCAAAAACGCAGCCTCCGCATCACGAACCAAATTCAAAGCGGTCTGAAAATCCGACACGCCCGTAAAATCACCACTCTGCGGAATCGCAACACCATTAGGCAACGCACCCGTCAAACCAAAACGCCGAACAATCGTATTGATGTCAGAATCCTCTAAAAATTGCTGCTGAGTCTTAGACGGCTCTTCACCAGGACCGATGCCAGTTTCGAGAGAAACTGCATCGGAATCATAATCGAACGCCGACCGCACATTAACTTTCAACATTGCATTATCTCCGATTGATAACCACAGGGGGACGCGTCGCAGACGCGCCAGAAAAAACAACACGCGCCAACTCCAACAACTGCCGCAGATACGGATTCATTTGCCCCATAACATCCTTAGAAAAACCCGCTTCCGCTTTCGCACGCGGAATATCCAACTCGAGCAATTCCGTCGCAG